CATTCCAATATTATTTAATGATTATTATGTATTTTAAAATCGGGGGCAAAGGTAATATAAATATTCTTCACATACAACTTTTTTTAAAAAATTATTTAGTGGTGATCAAGCCGTCTGGCTCGATGTTAAAGCTTTCTTTTTCAGCCAAGCGACCGTCTTCAAGCATGAGGTAGTATCCTCCGTTGTACGGTACAAAAGCATTTGATACCATGTCGCCATTTTCTGAATTGAGGTAATACCATTTCTCGTAGTATTTAACCCATCCAGTCTGCATGGCACCGTCACGGTTGAAGTAGTACCATTTCCCATGGATTTTCTTCCATCCACTATTGGCCATATAACCATCTTCGTCAAACCAATACCACTTACCATCTGTATGAAGCAGCCATTGGCTCTCATACATATAGCCGTTCTCGTTGAAGTAGAACCAGTTTCCATCTACTGCTTCAAATTTAGCAGTTGGATATGAGCCGTCTTTACGGCTCCACCACCAACCAGTCCCATCATGCTTCCAACCAGTTTGGTCCTCTTGAGGTGGTACGATATACCCCACAATCGAATTGACTGAGCGCTCATAATATCGACAAGGTCCGCCGACTTCCAAGAAATCTGCGTTACCATCGATGTTTTGCTCAATGGTTTTAATGGTTGAGCCGTCAGAGTCTTCATAGACAAGACCAGTATGACCATAATTCACTCCATCGCCTGCCACGAAGTTCTTAACGAAGAACCAGCCAGCTTTTGGATATTGAGCGCCATAGACGACTTGTAAGCCTGCTGATTCTGCGGACCGTAGCAAGTCGATAGCATTCCCCCATAGACGAGTACCGAAATACTCGTAGATTCCGTAGCACGTCACATCAGCACATTGATAGCCGTATATCTTATCATAGTCAACCCCAGTTCCTGCATCAGCGTGAGCCATGAGGTCGTTAATCATATCTTGTTTCTTAGACATTAGCATCATCTCCTTTCCAAGCGTCGTTCATCTGTTTCACGGCTGACTCCACAAAGGTGTCCAAGTCCTTGTCAGTCATGCTGATGTTGTATTTTGTAAGTTCAGCTCGGACTTTATCACGAGCTTGCTCAAGTTTCTCTTCACCTTTGTAGCCTGTTTCAGCTGCTACCTGCTCTACTGCATGAACTGCATTTTTAGCTAGGATTTCAGCGATTTTTACAGCTTTTTCTCCACCTTTTCGCAAAAGATAGCCTTTTACTGCTTTTACGATACTGCCTGTTGCCACTGCTAAAAAGCCTGTAGCAAATGCAATAATGATTTCGTTAAATTGTTGCATGTGTTATTCTCCTTTGTTTTTATCGTCTTTTTCAAGCAAGCGTTGAAATGCTTTTAAAATGGGCTGAAAAAGAGTGACATTTCCTTTTAATTTACGGTAATTTTCAATGAGTGATTGAAAAGTAAATGCGATGTACCCAAGATAGATCGAGTACAAGAATGCGAAGCCTGTCTTATCAGGTAAAAGCACGGACATCGGAATGAGGATCATCAGCAAGAGAACCCCTAAAACTTTACGAAGTAGCCCATTGATGCCGATTTTGCTCTTATACTCAATGGCAGGATTGACAATCGCCGCAATCGTTCCTGTCACAAAATCAATGATTTCCATTGAGACAATCAATGCCAGGGCGTACAATACCAATCCGTCTTCGGTCTGAACGACACTCCGAAAAAAATTGAAAAATTCGATTTGCATATATCCTCCTATTCTTTAGGTTCTACATTTGTATCCGTCCAGTCAGGATTGCCCTCTTCATCAAATTTCATGATGTAGAACTCCTGATTAAACAAATCTGTTACGTTGATTGTTGTGGTTGTACCGCCCCACTGGTTGAATGCCCAAACGGTTTCAACATCCTTGAATTGGCGACGGCCATTTACGATCACAGGACGTTTTTGAACATCACGATACATATAGAAGTCATTGCTTGCATTCTTGCAACGAATGAACTCTCCATTTTCTTTCATGTAGCGCAAAGCGGTCTCAAGATCAAATGGTTCTGTGATTTTTGTAATGTCTAGCAAGTTATCTGTGTTTTGAATTGTTTCTGTCATGTCTATTCTCCTTCATCTAGTTCAATTTGTTCATCAAGCAGTTCTTCCAGCTCTTCCACTTGTGCTTTTAGTCTTTGATTCTCAGCCATTTGTTCTTCCAGCTGAATACTCAAGAGATTACTTGTAATCATCGCATTTGTTGAGGCTGTTGACATTTCACTAATTGTCATTTGTAAGGCTTGATTAAGCTGTTCTGCGTTCATTTTCTAATTTCTCCAATCTTTGTGTTAATTTTTTGTTTTCAAGAGCAAGCTCCTGAATGGCTTTAAGTGCGATATTGGTCAATCTGAGATTATCTAGGTTCAGCGTGTCTCCGTTCTCGTAAACGAGCGTAGAATCCACCTCTTGGACCTCTTGGGCAATCAAACCAATCTTTGTGTGCGCTTGTTGTGGTCTATCCTCTTGTTTTTTCCAATCGTATTCCTTAAATTGAAATTGATGGATATAATCAAGAGCCTTGTGCTTGCAGTCCACAATATTTTCTTTCAGACGTCTGTCTGAGAAGTGCTGATTGATAACCGACCACAGACTATATGCTGTACCGTTATAGCTATAGTAAATGTCATTTCCAGAACCGCCAAATTCAAGAGACACATTGTTTGAATTCCAAAGCCCCAGCGTAGCTGTAAGCTTATTATTTACGCTACTTTTCCCAGTTCGGAGCCAGCCGATGCCCTTGGCATTGATGTAACCCTCTACTGTTAATAGAAAGTCGTCACTTTTTGAAGCAGTGCTCCCGACCGTAATATCAGGATCTTTGTAGATAAACAGGCCGTAAGGGACATCCTCACCACGGCCATAAGAGCCGATAAATTGAACACCTAAACCGTCTTTAGAATTAGTAGTCCGAGGCACGTTAATCTGTAAACCACCATTTACTGTTTCGAAAGATCCATAAGTTCCCAGCTGGATTTTGGTGCGGCCTGTCAAAGTACTACCTGAAATACTAGACCCTGTGATGACTCCGCCTGAGATACTAGACCCTGTAATGGTGCCTCCTTGTATTCTTCCACCAGTCAAGACACCAGTCTTAATTTGGCTGGCATCTAGCGTGACGCTTTGCACACGGTTGATGAAGGCCTGCTTTGCAAAAAGCTGACTCAGATAAGCTTCATTTGCGACCAGCTTGTTGAAAAATGCCTGGTCAACCTTCAATTTTTCAGCCGTGACCGCTTCAGCATCCAAAACTACAGTAGTCACTGAACCAGCTTCAAAATTGGCTGTTTTCAGCTTATCGACCATAGCAGACTTGATAACTGCTTTATCAATCAGAGTCTCGCCAGTTATGTGGGTCAATTTCCCGTCAAGTCGATTATGGCCATTGGCCCCAAAATTGACTCCTGAAATCAAATCACCTGCGCTGTTGATGTTCTGGACAGACCACGACCCAGCCAGTTGACTTTGAACCGTTCGAATAGCTTCGTCAGTATCTTCGGGAGCTTCTTTGTAGTCCGTCGCGACAGAACCTCTTTCGAGTTGAACATCTGTCACATAGAGATCGATGGTCTTTCCTTTTTCTCCGTAAAGCATCAAGTTCAGATTCTCGACATCGTCTGATAAAGTAAACGTAAATGTGAAACGCTTATACTTCGAATTTATTTGCGGACTTGGGATGCTCTGCCACTCTTGTCCAACAATATTCTTGTTTTTGATGTAGTGCAAAGCGACTCTCAAACCGCTATTGACATCACCGCCATCTTTCGAAACAAGTAGAGAAACACTCACCTTTTCCCCTCGAACACCGTCAAAAGCAATAGATTGCTGAATTCCAAAAAAATTAGCAACATCTTGAGATTCGTGATAGAAGTGTAGCCCTGGTCGATTTCGATTATCGGGATTCTTTGAATGTTGGTAATTGAAATTCAAACCAAAATTAACAGATTGATATTCAAGCCAGTTTTTTGAACCGTTCTTAAATTGACCATTTCTGATATAATTCCGGCCACCTTTCGCAGCCTTCGAAACCTCAACCTGAAACAACTGGTTTGTCATAGCCATTCGAGCGACATTGTCTACGATACTATTGTTAGTATTGCCTAAAATACGCTCATAGAGCTGACTAGTTTCTCGAACTCGCTGGAAATCGGCTTGACTAGCTTTTCCAGAAATCATTGAGGTGATTTCAGTAAATCGTCCATCTACTGCTGTTTTGTATTTGGCAATCTGAGTCGCAATCGAGCCATTTTGTGGATTCGTGATAGCTTCGAACTTGCGTTCAATACCTCTCACATCTTCCTGATAGCTTGCCTTTCCGACAAAATCACGATTGACCAACTCACGAACAGCCGTCGCTTGCTTAGCGCTCTCTTCTCGAGTGTAACGCTGCAAGGCTTCTTGTCGCTGGCCATCTTGACCGACATATTCCTGAATAGATGATAAATCTGTCCGCAACCCTTGAGCTGTCCGCTCGAAGGTAGCTTTAGCTTCAGTGATAAGACCATCAGTGTCTTCAGGAGCAGGAGACCAGTCGGTCGGTATCGTGCCCATCTCTAGCTTAAATTTGGCTTTATCTTTGTCTAAGATGCGATTTTCAAAAGAGATAGCTAAGTATTTTGCGTTGTTTGGTGGTTTTATGACTTGTTTTAAATGGCCATTAAACCAAAATGTTGAGTACCCGTTTGCGATAGGGTTTTGATGCTCGTCAAATAACTGCAAACCTGCCCAAAGCTTTTTAGCGTTGGGTTCGAGCTCCCAGATTTGCAAGAGATAATCTGTACTTTTAACCTCAATAAGATTTGAGTACGTATATTTTAGATCTCTCTTAAAGCTATTTTGGTAGTAGCCTCCAACTTTAAAATTAACATAAGCTAACAAGTTCGTTCCACCAACTGACAGACTCGACAGCTCCTCACGGATTTTCCCAGCTTCAGCAATAACCAAAGTCTTATCTGCCTTATCCTTGGTTGCGTTCAGGATTTCCTGACGGATAGAACCAGCTCGCACCTCAAATTCAGCCAGATTCAACTTCTGATTCAGCTTGTTCTGCGTGTCTGTCTCAAGACTTTTCACGGACTGCCTGATATTCTCAGCGGTCACATTTAGTGAGCTGATATCAGCTTTGGTTCTGAGACCTTCACTTAGGCGGTTCACACCAGCATCAAGCGAATCAGCACGCTGCTTAAAGTTAGATTCTACTACCGAGACACGGTCTTCCTGGTCTTCATACGCTGATTGATAGGCTGGAAAATAATTGCCAACCGATAACATGGCGTTCTCAATGACGACCTGCAGAACAGCAGGAAATCCATAATTCGTCCCAAAACGAATGAACACATTGTTAGTCTGATAGGTTTCAGAAGAACTAGACAGATCAATAGTGAACTCAAAATGTTGACGTTCGGTAGTCCCGCCTTTAAATGTGAGTTGGTAGCTATACCATGGACTAGCGCTAAAATGCACGTTAGCTTGCGTATCTCTGGCTAGAGCGACTGGAAAAGTCGCATCAAAAGACAGACGCACATAATCACGCTTGAGCCTGTCACGGTTCTTCCAGAAATCAGGGACTATGAATGTTCGATAGTCGTATACCGCTTGATCTCCTGTCGTAAATGTTCTTGAACGCGAATTCCTGAAGTAATTCCGTGAGCTACCTGCTTGCGCACTCGCAATCCGACTAGCCAGCTCCTCGGCTGTCTGCGTGAGTTCTGACTTGCTTGCTTTACCATTAGCCAAGTTGGTCAGTTCTGACAGTCTACGGGTCGTTGTCTCTTCATACGTCGCTTGCGCTGACTTTATACCAGCTAGTTCCTTCTTGGTCTGGATAAGCGCTTCAACCTGCTTTGCAATCTCAGCTTCAGCCTGCGCCTGCTTCGGTCGAATATCATTCGTGATAGTTCGTTTCAGAACATCTAAATCACCCGACAGAGCCGTTTGAGCGCTCGTAGCCTGTGACTTAAATGCTTCAAGTCTAGCGATTGAATCTAGACCAATCCGCTTAGCTTCCTGTGCAAGCAGGGTACTTGCGCCAGCGTTTCGCAAGGCTTCTTCAGCCCTGCGTTTGGCTTCTTGTAGAGGACCACTGTTAAAACTATTGAAGCGCTGGTCAATAGTGTCAGACAGTTCTCTCTTGACTTCTTCAGCTTTTGCTTTGGCAGCGTTGAGACCGTCTGTGAATTGATTGACCAATTCTTCTTTCTGCCTATCAAAAGCAAGGCCAGCATTCTTGAGCTCTCTGGCTAACTGCCTTTCGAAATTTCCTTGAAGTTGTTGAGCCTCCCCTTTGACTGCATCACTAACCGCGTTACCAATCGCATTTGCAAGCCCAGACTTAAATTGCCCAAAACCAATTGTCTTCAATTTCTTGCCCATTGGTGAGTAAGTGTACTTAGTAATCTTCTTGCGCACATCAAGATTGTATACCTCGTGAAATAGACTCACGATATCAAACATCTGGACAGGTACATCACTCTGGCCAACCACCTCAAGCTCAAGGCTATCTTCCATCATGTCACAGAGCGATGTCTTGAAATACTGCTCGCCATATTTTCGCAAGCTCGCTTCATCCTTCACATCCTGGTCATTAACCTCAATCACATCTTCGTAGATTTGACTGTACTTGTTAATGAGTGGACTATCAATTGTGACCGTAAACGTACGATCAGGCGCTTTCTCTCCCTCACCCTTGACAGTCGTCGTGAAAGTAATTCGAGTCTTCAAAGACTTGGTGGAGGTCTTGTGTTGATAGCTAGACAGGTTTTTCTTGTACATAAAAAGCGATTCATTTTCTGAACCGCCATTTTTTAACAAACGAACCTGATAGCCATGTCGCACAAGGTCACCACCCCACTGGCCAATGATTGAGTGCTTATCTTTCGCAAATGCCTCCATGGCATTCTTAGAACCAACATTGAAGGTATGCCTATCTTCAATATCAGAGAAGAATGAGAACGGATTGTCACGAGTGATGCTTCCAGCGAATCGACTCAAAGCAGTTGAACCAGTCGCTCGATCAAGAGCAAGCGAACTGACCACATAGTTATTCAAGAGAGTGAACACTTGGTTAGCATAGACTTGGATATAGCCATGCTTCTTCTCAACCTCAAAGATGACAAAATCCTGTTCACCGTGAAGATCATCAGCCGTTAGGAATGTCTCCTCCTTCAACTGCTCCCATAAGGAATCCGAGGTTGGAAATCGGAAGGTCAATTGATAGGTGCTATTGTCCTCTTGAACGATTTCATCAGCATAGGCAGCGTTCAGAGGCATATTCCCATTTGTTAAATAAATCAAATCTTATACCTCCAATTCGGTCGAATAGTAATTTTGCGAACATTTCCAGTGAACGAAACACCAACCTTGCCAGTCGAAATCTCCAAGAATCCTCCACGCTTCCGAAGAGTGTTCTGCACTGCACCAGTAGCATTGTAGATATTCTGCTTACCTTGCCTACAGTCAATCGTAGCCTTGGTCTTAATCGCAAGATACATGGTCTTACGCCCAATCGTGAGAGAGACATCACCGTCCCCCTCAATTTCAATGATTGGTTCGGAATAAATCGTTCCAGGATTGTTGATTGTACCAGATGCAGCAAGCACGACAGGGTCTACATTCTTTTGGTAGCGGAAGGGTTGCATGTCTAACTTAATTGCCAATTCCCAACCATACATTCCTTTTGGAATGATTTCAGTATCTAAGAAATCAGCATAGAAGAACGAATCTGGCTGGTAGCTAAATTCCAAACGATTCCCAACTGGTTGAAATTTTTCAACCAAGGTTGCTAAATCAGCAAATCGTTCAAAAAATACTCGGACAGTTCGTTCGTAATTGTCAAAAGCTCCTTCTTCTTGATTGTAGCTACCATTCATACCATACGGTTTCGATTGCTCTGCGAAGCGAGGGCTGGCAGAATGTATCGTTCCAAAGTCTACAACTACACAATTTCTGAATTTAGTCGTTGAAAAATCATTCACTTTTAAAAAATTTGCCATCAAATCCCCTCCCTTCTCATAATGTTGCCTTGGTAGCGATAAGAGTTCTCTGCGATCGCTTGACCGTCTAGGTAGGTATTAGAGTCCTTATCCAATAATTTACCAAGTAGATTTTCTACAATTTCTTTTAAGCTAACCAATTCTGCCACAACTGCTTGTCCACTACTAGTATTTCTATTCCCGTCGATTGTATAAGTCGTGCCTTGATACCCACGGGTACTACTTCTAGTGTTAATACTTTGGATTCGTTTGGTAAGATGTGAAATTTTCGTATCTTCAAAACCAATACCTTTTTCGTAGTTTGGAATGCCTAATCGATTCATCAAACTACGAGTTTTACCAGCTCGCATAACCTTCGTGCCAGGTGGCAATGGTAAGACCACATTCCTGCCTTCAGGAATAAAGGATGTTCCATCTGGTAATGTCACCAATTCTTTATAAAGAGTCCCGCGTTGGTCGTTGACTGTCGCAAGTCCCCCAGGGTGATTATCCGTACCTTTAGCGTGCTGCTCAGTAAAATGTCGTGTTATGATATCAATGAATTTGAAGGCTGGTAACGATGCCAAGCTTCCCAACACGCTACCGATAACACTGCCTGTATTATTTTCAGCATTGATGCTTATAGGGCTATTCTGCTTAACAGCATTCACTGATTGATCTGCTGAGTTTGCTTCACCTTGTGTTTTATTTGTAGCATTGATATCAATTGGGTAGTTTTGTTTAATCGCATTGATTCCAGCGCTTGCAGATGAAGATTCTGGACCTGTTAAATCCGTTGCGTTAATTCCAATTGGTGTTTCTTGCCTTGGAGAATTAACACTTGCGATTGCACTTCCTACCGCAACATCCGTGTTATCCACCGCATCTAAAGATTTCGTCTCAGCAGATGCAAAATTCCAAGCTGTAATTTTATCAATAGATAACTGGCCATTGTTCAAAACATTCGTAGGATCTGCCTTCAAATCTTTTGTAAATGGAGTTGTTGCATTCCATGTAGTTAGAGTGTCTGTGGATCTAGCGACTGCAGCTCTAAAACTCTCATCTGTCGCTAGTAACTCTTTTCGTTTTGGTGCGAGCGAATCATAATTTTTAAGAGTTTGCGAAGCAATTTCCACATTGTTCATCACATCCGTTTTATCCAGTAGAAGTTGTTTCACTTCAGCTGGCATACTATTCCAAATTTTAAGATTTTCCTCACTATCAAAAATAGCTTGTAATCCAGCTTGGTTTTGAACAACCAACTGTTTCTCTTCTAAACTCATTTCAGACCATTTGCCAGATTCAACGAGTGCTTCTGCGATTGCCACACGAGCATTGGAATTGATATCTGCATTTTTAGCGATAAACTTAAATTGCTCCCATCCTTCAGCAGATTTGGTAGCTTCTCCAATCACTTCCTTAACATTTGATTTAACTTCAAAATTACCATTTTCATTGATATTCCCAACCAGCAATGACCAAGCATCGTTAGCTTCCCTTGTCTCCTTGCTCATATCACTTGTATATTTAGCAAGGATGCTATGGGAATCACCCATTTTTTGAGAAGCTTCTGCTGCTTTCTGGCCGATCACCTCATAAGACAGCCCATATTCTTCTAAAACCTTTTTAGCTTCTTCCCAGTAATTGTTACCAGTGTTAGAACGAGTTCGAGTCTTCCACTCTTCATCCATAGCTTTCATAACCTGGTAGTACTTAGTGCCCAAAGCTTCCATGGTTTGAGTATGGTTTGCTTCTAGAGTCTGCATTTTCTTGTTGTAAGTCTCTTGATCTATTGCCTTACCATCTAGCAACTCTTTCAGTTCACTTTTAGAGTTCTCGTAGAGTTTCTTTTCCTCGTCAAGCGCTTGTTTCAAAACATCTCTAGTATGCTTCAATTGCGTTTCATTCAGACTTCTGACATCGCCATTCAAAGCTTGTAAAGCTGCCTTCTGTTGCTCAGCTGACAAGTCCATCATCGAGAGTTTTGCCTTAATCATCTCGTTCTGATTGTTCAGGATGATTTCTTTCTCCTCTTGAGAGAACTTGCTCGCATCACCATTATGACGCTGATAAATCTCATTGATTTGATTCATCATGGACTCAGTATTAGATACGACCTGGGCATTTTTTTCTTTTGCTTTCGCAATATCTTCTTCGCTGAGACCCCACTTAGCGCCCAACTCTTCCATTCGTTTGTTGGTTTTATCCGCAGCGGCAGCAACTTCTTCATAAAGCTTTTTAAAGGCTCCAGAGACTTTCTCAGCATCTCCAGCGCGAGTTCCGAAGTTTGCGACGGCTGTGCTTGTTTCATCAACAGTCTTTTGAAAACTTCGCAATTCTCCCCTTGCAGTATCGCTTAGTTGTGACCCAAATTCTTCAGTCTTGATTCTTGCTTTGTCTTTCTCATTTCCAAGATAGACAAGTCCTGCAGTTGCTAGAGCAATACTACCAACTATCAATCCTAAAGGATTTGCAAGCGATCCTAACGCTCCAGCGAATGTGCCTGTGCTAGTAGTTGCTCCTGCTACTGCAGTTTCCACTGCACCAGCAGAACCAGCTACTGCTTTCAGACTACTTGCCACGCCACCAAAATCTTTTAGGTATTTAAAAGAACCGCTTAAAACACCAATTCCTTTGGAAATGCCACCGATAGCTTTAATAAAGCCACCAATGGTAGAAATGCCACCTCCTAAGATTTTAAGAGCAGGTCCAGCTGCTGCAGCTATCAATCCCCATTTAATAATATTTTGTTGTTGCTCTGTTGATAACGAACTGAACTTTTTAGCCATATCTGACAAAGTAGCTATCCATGGTTTGGCAATACCTAAGCCATTTCTAAGAGCATCTAGCAAAGGCCCACCGAATTCAATAGCGATGTCGATCAGTTCATTCTTCAACATTTTGAGTTTAGATTCCATAGTTTCGTAGCGTTTGCTAGCTTCATCTGTTAATGCTGTTCCTTTTTCCCACTCGGAATTTGCTACATTCATAGCTTTCCCCATGGTTTCTGCTGCAAGCCCTAAAGATTTCAGCATATTGGATTGTCGAACGCCTGTCAAACCAAGTTTTTCGAGAATTTTATTTGCATCTTTCCCACTTTCACTGGCTTTCCCAAGGCCTTTTATAAAGTCTTGTAAAGCTTCAGCTGGTTTGGTTTTCCATTTCTCTGCAAATTGATCTGCAGTTAGTCCTGCAGTATCCGCATAAATTTTTAATTGTTCTCCACCTTCTGAAACTGCTTTTGAAATGCCTGTAAGTGTCTGAGTCATTGCAGTACCACCAGCTTCTGCTTCAATACCCACTGAGCTCATAGCAGTTGCCAAACCTAAAATCTCAGGCATGGTCAATCCAGCCAACTTACCAGATGCTGCCAAACGGTTGGACATCTGGACGATATCACTTTCTGTCGTAGCAAAGTTATTCCCCAAACCAACGACCGCTGCACCAAATTTGGCTGACCAGCTATCTAGGTCGTCTCCTGAGACTTGCATGATATTCCCGATTTTAGAAATCGAAGTTGCTGCTTCTTCAGCACTCAAGTTAGTAGACACACCTAGATTAATCATGGTCTTTGTGAAACCTTCGATTGAACCAATCGGTACACCTAACTGTCCTGCCGCTTCTGCTACTGCAGCAATTTCTGTGGCACTAGCTGGCATTTCTTTAGCCATATTACGAATACTAGCGCTGAGTTTTTCAAATTGTTGAGGCGTTCCGTCTACTGTCTTTTTAACACCAGCAAACGCACTTTCATAATCAATTGCAGCCTTTAAAGCTATTCCTGCCCCAGCTACAATCGGAGCGGTCACACCTTTGGTTAGAGCAGAACCAAACCCAGAAATACTTTCACCAACATTTTTAAACTTACTGCCTAACTCTTGCGCACTTTTACCAAATTTAGTAAATGCACTATCGTCAATATAGGCTTGACGCATAGATTTTGCTAACTCTTCATAGCGATTTTTTAACTCTGCTACTTTTGCAGCAGTCGCTGTCATACTAGCACTTGCTTCAACTAATTTCTGTTTCTGCTCTGCAGTTGCAGTAGATACATCTCCAATACTTGCTTTCAATTGGTTGTATCGTTCGCTTTGCGAACTTAGTAATTTTTGGTAATTACCTAAAGCAGACCCAGTCTGATCCATAAGACTCTTTAAGTTAGTGACATTCTTACCAGCTCCCTTAAAGTTGTTTTCCATAGCTTTTAGGGAATTATCGACACCCTTTAGATAGGTTTTCAACCTCCCGACATTCGACTGAAAAGGAGCGACATCTAAGGTTGCTGTGGCGACTAATTCGCCAATGTTACTTGCCATTTAATCTCCTTTCTTTTTATCCAAAAAGGAATGGGAATGCCTTGTCAAGGGTCGTCTCTTCTTCCTCTTTGCTTTCTTTTGTTTCTAAAGCCTGCACCATCAAATCAAAATCTGATAAACGCATACTCTTTATGTCATGGATTGTATATCCTTGACTCATTAACGATTGAACCCAAACCAATAAATTAGTTTGAGCCTCTTTAGGGCTTAACCCTTTTTCTTCTTTTTTCCATCGGCAGTCTCTTTTTCTTCTTGTTTTCCACCGAGCGCTGCCAGGTATAGTTCGTTCAAAATTTCAAGCGTTTCAACACTTGCGCCCTTTAAGTCATCTGCATCGAACTGCTCACCGTACATTTTCACGAACATATCAAGATACGCTTCATTCAACTCGCGATGTTTTGCAGGATTTAGCAAATCTTCTTTCTTTTCATACAAAGCAGTTTGTCGGACTTGGTGTTCTAATGCCAGAAGATTATCTTCGACGTTGACATAATCTTTGGAGAATTCTTTTAGAACTCCACCTTTTTTAAATTTAATTTCAAACATTTTTACTCCTTAAAAAATAAAGGCTTGGAAAAACCAAGCCTATTTCTTATGCATCTTGCCTTACTGCGCCCGATCCAGCGGTTACTGTTCGTTCAGAACTAGCACCGCTTACGACTTTGGGAAAACAAGCTTACGGAATTCAGCTTCTTGGAATTGTGGGTTATCTTCACGACCCACCACAATTACAAGACCTTCATCTCCGTCACCGCGAGCCACAAAGCTACCAGATACAGTATCGTTCTTAGGGTCTGGTGAGCCGTCTTTCGTTTCCAAATCCATACCTGGAAGCGAGAATTTACCTTTAAGAAGACCAACCCAGATACCTTTGCCGTCGTCACCAGTTGTACGGAACAAGCAAGCGATATCGTTTGGAGTCATCTTCTTGCTGTATTTCTCAACACCATTTTCAACAGTGATACCATAGAAATCCTTGCGAGCATCACTACCCAAATCCAACCATGATACTTCAAGGGTTGTTCCAGTGATACCAGAAGACAATACTACGTATGGTCCATCATCTGCTGTGATAGTGTTCAATTCATTTGTGATATCCAATTTTGCTGTTTTAATACCAGGGATTTTTTTAGTTTCTCCTGGTACAAGGTTCTTGTTATCCAAAACCCCATATTCAAATCCACGTAAACCAAATTTAACTTTAGACATTTATTTAATTTCCTTTCATTTCTTCGAGATCGCTCCAATCAAAAAGACGATATTTTCGGACGTTCATTAACAATCCAATATCGTCATCCATGTATCGAGGTTTCTCATTTGCTGTGTAGCGTTCAAATCCACTACTTTCAAGTACCGCATCCATTCTTTTAGCGATCTGATCCGCTTGTTTAGCGTTTTTGCACCAAAAATTGATTGTGATGCGTTGTTCCATTGAGATAACATTGTCATCTGCATATTCATGAGGTGCTTCATAAGTCGAATAAATTCTTGCTAATGGAGCAAGCTCTTTTCGTTTTAAGTTTGTAGGTTTTTCAGGAATATCATAAGTAAAGATACCTTGTTTGTATCCTGGGAATTCCTTACCCCTAAACTGATCGAAGAGTTTATTTAACTCTTCATCTGCTACCAAAAGTTTGTATGCTTCAGTTTCAGCAATCATTTACTCAACACCTCCCTCATTTTTGATTTATAAATTGATTCAGCACGAGGAGTAACTGCGTTGATAGTTTTTTCCTCGAAATCTTGTGCTTTCTGATAGATTGTTCCACTATCTGGATATTTCGCACGCCATCCAGTAGAACGACCATAGCCAATATCTTTAGAAGGAGCATCTCCCCCTCCCTTGAAATTACTGATTCTTATATCTTCGCTCAATCGAGTTAAAGTAAGCTCGTCAGATACAGGAGTATTTACTTCAAGCTCTTTCTTGAACTCTTGGGCCACTTCTGTGACAGCTTCACGAGCAACTTTAGGTGCTTTAGCTTCAAGTTTAGTAAGGTTTTGAAGACATAAATCCAATCCCTTCGTCATGAAACCATCACTCCCTTAATTAAATCAATTTCCTTGTTAGTATAGTCACGTTCAATAGCAATGATTTGATATTCATTCCCATCAAATTCTACATAACATGAATTGTCAAAAGGCAGTTTTGGTATATGACGAATTAAGAATGTTTTGGTGTCTTTGTGCTCGGATAATCCACTTGCTTTTGTAACCGTTGCAGTTTCGCGAAAGTCTTTGATAGAGGTTTTTGAAACTTCTGCCCAACAAGAATACAGGTCCTTTCTTTCGAAATCTAGCACCTCTCCATCTTCGTTTTGTCCACCCACTTTTTTAAAAAAAGTAATGCGGACATTCATTTTACGTGTCCGCATTGTCTTCTCTCCTGGTTCTAAGCTGATGGATAATGTTCAGGACCCCATTCGCTAGTGGATAGCGCATGGTATCTGCTGACATTCCACGATGTTCATATTCTTCCTTGACTTGCTTTTTGACAGCTAAACGGAACTTCGCATAGGACTCTAAGTCCTCAGGTTGCAGTTTGCTATCGATGGCAAAACAAATCTGCTCTCTAGCTGACTCAATAAGTTCAAGTAGTAACTCATCTTCAAAGTCATAGTCGATTTTACAATACAACTTAACTTCTTCGAGAAAACCATTCTTTTTATCTTCCATGGCTCTAACCTCCAATCAAGGCTAGTAGTTGCTCTTTAGTTTGAGTCGCTATGTAAGAAATCCCTCTGCTATCTAAATAATCCATGATTTCTTGCTTGGTGCTACTTGCAGTTGGTACTGCTAGAGTTACCGCTGACCGTGAGACACCCCCACTAACTGGGGGATCCTTAGGGCATAGTTACAAAATAACCTGCTTTCGCATCTGCTTTTTTCACATCAAAGCGTACAACTGCTTGCAAGTATTGACCATAGATTTCATTGTCAGTCCAGCGAAGACCCAATTCTTGACGGTCAGCAAAGAGTACAGCACGTTGTACATCACCGATGAAGGCTTTAGCTTCACCAGCTACACCAAGCATTGTATCAGCAACTACGAATACTGGATGTCCAAGGAAGGCTTTACCTGATGCAGAAACAATAGAGTCCTGAAGCAAGTAGCGGCCGTTCTTGTCTTTCAAAGTATCCAATTTTTGGTAGAAACTTTGAGAAACTACGAATGAAACGTTGTATGCTGGGTCAAGGTCAACATTCAAGATAGCTTTAATTGCATCCAAATCTGCTGCTTGTTTTTCTTCAAAGGACTTCAAAACAGAACCGATTACATCGTTAGTAGTATTAACCTTGATTTGGTTAGCCGCTTCTGCTACGATTGCAAGCAGGTCAACATCTGCATCGTCAATAGCTTCTTGTGAAAGTGGAATAGCGCCACGGTAAGTCTTAACTTTCCAAGCCACATCTGTGAATTCTGGTTTAGCAAGAGCTGGGTTCTTTTCCAATTCTTCTACGCTTGCCATCTTAGATGTTGCGTGTTTAAGAATTGGATATGAACCTTCACCTTTAGAAGCTTTGTGAATTGTCACAAATTGTTTAAGATCAAGAACTGTCTTAACTTCACGGATTGGTGTAGTAACGATTTCTTTGCTAGTTACTTTTTCAGTTCCAACCTTCTTCAATCCGTCTTGCGTTGGATTAACTGCTTCATTCATAGGAATGAGAAGGTCTTTTCCTTCAAGTTTCAGGCTAGCATCTGCAACCGCACCTTTAGTACGCACCCATTCATTTACAGATTCACGATAAGATTTAGTTTCTGCTTTAGCTTCATGAGTTTGTCCAACAGTTTTTACATCAGAGCCAGCTTCTGCAGCTTCATATAACTTCAAGTTATTTTCTGCTTCTTCTTTTTGAGATTTCAAAGCATCAATTTCAGCACGAATTTCACGAGCTTTTTCAAGATCATCAGAGTTCAAAACAGATTTCAATTCATCTGTCTTATTAGCAATTTCAACACCAATATTTGCAATCTGTGCCTTGAGTTCTTTCATTTTTTCTTTAAACATACCTTCTTTTCTCCTTTGGGTATAAAAAAGAGAGCTTAAAGCCCTCTGAGTAATTCTTCTTTTTCTACTTCTCGTAGCATATTTTGGATTTCTGACTTACGCTTGCTACGGTTAGCGTAGAAGTCGTCAATAACAGCTTGTGGTAACAGTCCATCTCCAAGACTTGCAACTGCACCAACATCATTAAAGGTCATAACTTCATCTGCAAAGCCTTTTTCAACTGCTTCACTAGCTGACATGAAGGTTTCATTTTTCATCATGTCTAGAATTTCTCCTTCGCTCAGCCCAGTTTTAGCAGCATAGGCATTTACGATTGCTTGGTCGCTAGCTTTTAACGCATTAGAAGCTTTGTCCAAATCATCGCTATTACCAGATACGTAACCATATAACGCTTTGTGAATCATAATCTGAGCCGTTGGACTAATAAGTACCTTGTCAGCTCCCATGATTGCAATACTAGCGGCGCTTGCTGCCATTCCTGTTACTTCAACAGTCACATGCCCTGGATAACTTTTCAACGCTGTGTAGATTTCACTTCCAACAGTTACAAGGCCACCGTTTGAATTAACTTCCAAAACGATGTCGCTATCGTCTTCTGGGAAAGCATCTGTGATAACTTTAGCGCTGACCGCTTCCAAACCAAAATAGTCATAAGCTTCCTGGCTATTATTCGGAATCAGCGGACCTTTCATCTTGATTCTCTTTGGCATCCCTTGTCTCACCTCCTTTCATTGCTTGATATTCTTCTTTCTTATCCAAGAAAACATAGTTCAAACTTGACTGGTAACGGTCCATGTTTGGATCAGTAGAACGTTCCTTGCCAAGTTCAATCAAAGCCTGGTTAGGTGTTAGGATTTGATTGTTTACAAGTTTTACAATCTCATCTACGTTTCTACCAGTCACGCTACGAGTGTCAAAGTCAACACGATACTTCCTGCGCTCTTCATCATCGAACACTTTCAAAGCCAATTCACTTGTGATTGCATCGAAATAGAACGGAAGATCGTTCGTTACATAGTCTTCCGTCAATTGAGCAACAGACTGGTTAGGACTATTGACTCCTAATTTAAAGTTTGGAACTCGTAGAGCTTTGGCAATCTGTGCAGTAGAGAAGTTATTCGATGTAATCAACTGCAAGACATTCGTATCGATTTCAAGTGGTGTGTATTCCTGTGTATCATCAAATACCAACGGACTGCCACCTGTTGAACCCTCACGCATCTTCTCAAAGTCCATACGGGCTTTCTTACGGGCTTCACCGTTTAATTGAGCACCTTTAAGCTTGATAATTCCACTTGAAAAACCATCTCTAAAGAATTTAATCAAGGTATTCAGACCGCCGTTTTGTAAACTTATTTCATCACCTAAAGACAACAGCGGAGACCTACCCAAAATAGTATCGTGACTAAAGAATTTCCAGTGGATGACCTCATCAGCCCCACAACGAATTTCCCGGCCATTTAATCGGTCTCTGAACGTGTAAATCAATTCGTGGTCATCAGTCTCCTCGACAGTCGTTTCAGACGGTCTAAAGAATTGAAACTCTAGAGGCTTACCACTGATTGGATCACGTAGAATACGAGAGAATGAATTGCCAGTCAAGATTGTATTGACTGTCATTGCAAACTTCCACTGTCTTGCTGATGTATTGCTTGTGGATTTAACATTCAAAAGATAGTTCATATCTTCGTCTTGTTCGATATTGCCCATTAAATCCTTTTTCAACAACGGAAAACGAGCCACATCGCCAGCAATAATAGATACTGCAGTCAAGACATCGCTATTTTTTAATGCAGATATACCAGTATATTCAGGACTTGAATTACCAGAGATTACCGAAGAGACATAATCGTCATAAGATAGTTTTGACGAGCCTAAAGATTGAAAAAAAGTCATTTATTTTCTCACCTCCTTTCTAATTCACCCCCTTGTTTTACTGATATATAAGGCTAACAAGATTAAAATAGCTCCACTACATAAGAAGCCTACCACTTGATTTAATAAGAAAAAGCCGTAGATTAAAAATCCAAGGCCTATCAATAGCAATATTGTGTGAATATGGTTCAATAATCTCAAAATAGCGAACCTCCTTCCAAAATTTTCTCGTTCGTCCAATAACCACTCCCATCAAATGGTTCCAAGTAACAAGCAGCATAAGCATCTAATAACGCATCCAAGGGATCGATTTTATTGCTATTTTTGTTTTTATCAATCCTCATACCGTTATTATCAACTCTAGTGTATGCGTTGTTAATTGCCATTGTCAGCAACTGATTCCCACTATGCCTGATTTTCCCTTGTCGAACATCATCACGGAATTGCTTCGTAGGCATATTCAAAACCATAGTAGTTTGTGGTATCTGGACTAGTGGCCATTCCGGGTGTCGTTTCTCAATCATAGTTAATAGCGAACCGAATTGATAAGGGTCAAAGTAAATACCTTGTAACTCCCAATCGTTCCCGTATACCATTTCTTCAATCTTCTCAAGAACACGCTCATCATCGATAACACCACTTTCAAGAGTGGTAATCTCGCATTCGCCCATTCGTTCCAAATTGGTATAAGAAACACCGTCTCTCTTTTCTTTTGCGATTAAACCGTATTTAGTAGCTACAAATGAAAAGCTATCAGCATACCAATAGTCATCCATCATGACCATAGGAGAAATAGAGAATAAGTCGCTGGATCTACCAACATCGACTCCTAACCAAACTCTACGCTTTCTGGTGTCGGGCGCTTCAATCTTAGCTTTCGCCCAGCTCTCTTTATCCATGTAAGACTCTTCAGATGATTGTCTCCACATGTTGAAGTTTTTAACCAGGACTTCATTTACAGTCCCAGTCTCAAGTGATACCTTCCTACGTTTTCGTAGGTAGTCCATCATCTTGTCACGTAGTGCTTTTACTTCAAGGATTGGATTTGATTTTATCCAGTTGGTTTCATCCGCAATCTCTTCTTCGTTGTCTTGTTCGGCAATAAATGCAAAGTATTCATCATTCTCCACTTCTCCATCAAGAACTTTCTCAATGTATGGATATTCGATTGCGTGCATCGGCACATTCAAGTCTAATCCAGCTGTTGAAATAATCAAAATCAATGGATTGTCCAACTGACCTTGACCAGATTCGAGAAGCTCAATCATCTCATTTGTTTTTGATGCTGCGAATTCATCTAAGATACCAACATATGGTTCGAATCCATCAACCGCCCCAGTTTCACGACTTAACGCACGCACGTAGCTTTCATCGTTTAGGTTTCGGAGCTCATCACGCACGATTTTAGTGGCTTTTCGAATATCCTCATCTTGAGCCCTAAGAGCGTCTAATTGCTTACGGATCATATCATAAGCGATACGGGCCTGAGAGCGGTCATTTGCTGTACAAAACAGCTGACGGCTCATTGCAGGGTTCCGACCAAATAAAAACTCGTACAGGGCAATCCCTGCAACGAGAATAGTCTTACCATTCTTTCTGGCTAAGCTGATTAGTGCTTTTTTAAATCGCCTGATTGATGTATCAGATTTTTTTCGCCATCCGTACAAACTCGATAAAATGAATTTTTGAAAATCTGCCAGTGGATATGGTTTGCCAGTTTTGACATCTGGGAGCATTTCAATGAAATCTATCGGATTTTTTGCTTTGTCAGGTAAGTAAATATATGGAAAGTCTTCATCATCCATACGCTTCAAATTTCTTAAATGTCGCTTGCAAGCTTTTATAACTTTTTTGCTGGCTATGATTTCTCCACTTACGACTCTTGAAGCATACTGATAAGCTACGTCTTCCACACAATCACCTCCTAACTGCCAAATTTATCAAAAATACTCTCTTTCTTTTCTTCAACCTGTGGCACATACAATTTCATACGGCTATCCACTGTCAATCCTAACTGCGATGCTGCCTTCATTAAGTTAGTCGTGGCGCGTTCCAAGCTATACAACATCTTATTCGGCAAAATCTTACCTTTGTCCGTCTCATATACATACCCTTCTTTCTGCAATCCACGAGATATCTCTTTATAGACCGCATACCAGGTGCAGTAGCTCTCTAAAACGGCTCTGTCTAGATTTCTTAGGGGTAGCTTTCGCAGATCGTTGATGACTCGTTTATATTCTGCTTTCGCAATCGGATCAAAGTGTTTCGGCGGTGTTAGTTGTAATGCATCCAAACCATCCGAAGCCTTCTCCTGTATACTTTTACGAGCGATTTTCTCTTCTTTGGTCATGTGCTTTTTGTTGCTTTCGACAACCTTCATTTTTCGTCCCATATTACCCTCCTTTCTGCCTGTCTTGAGTTTTCAAAAAGGGAATTTTTCGTACAGAAGAGGGCAGCGTTCTTATATCCGAACAATACCTACCCCCGTTTTGAATAAAAGGGGGTATTTCCGTACAAAATTACCGTGTTATCCCTTGTGATATTCTGTCTTTTTTGAGTTTTTGAAATTCTTTTAAAAAGAATATTTTTCTTTTATTGCTTTTTTATCATTGCATTTCTTACAACTTGCTTGAAGATTATTTCTATCTAATCTTTTCGACCAATCTTGTTTCACACTGATAATGTGGTCAGTCATTGTGGCTTCGTTACCACACATTGCACAGACATAGTTAGCTTCAAGCAAGACTTGTTTACTTGTTCGCTTCCAGATCGTTGAGTTATAGAATCTCTTAACATCTTTATCATACTTCCAACGAGTACGATTATACTCTGTGTATTCCTCGTTACGCTTATCAAAATCAACTGAACTTCTTCTGCCGTTTATAATCGTAAGCTTTTGTGGCTTCATCGTTCCCTTTCTTTTTCTTTTTCTTCTATGCAAACAAAAAGCCACTCAAAGAGTGACTCAGTGCAAGCAGACTACAGACTTGCGTGTTAATTAGAAATTACTTATTTATTTTTTGTAGTCATTTAAAACCTCTGAGGGAATCAAACCCTCTAGCTTATAACTTATCCGGAATATAATTAGCTACGCAATCATGCAAGGTCCAGTCGCTCCGCAACCATTTAACAAGTTAATAAACAATCTGTTCAGTTTGTTCTAAAAAACTCACTACCCTTTTCAGGTAAACAATTGCTTATAGGGCGGTGTTCGGAGTCGAACCGAATAAAAGAAGCTTATTAAAATTAGGAGATAAAACCACTTACCCGTCACCGCCTTAGAGAGGCTGAAGCCTCAAAAAAGTTAAAGGAGTCATCAATCCGTTTTATCGTGCTTGCTGACAATACCATAATACCACTTTAAAAGTTCACTTTAGTTCACTTCGTTCACAATTTTTAGATAAATTCCCAAAGGCAGATTTTCTGATTTTTTGAATAGCCCCTCTACTGTATTTTAGCTTAGCCCCGACTTCATTCCATGTCATTCCATCGATGTAAAACAACCGCATCACGATATTTTCTACTGGATCGTCTAGCGATTCTATCGCTTGAATCAACTCATCACGCTCTTTATACAAATCTTGAATTTCTTGATATAGCTTCTCTGATTTATCAATAATCAGCACATTCAATTCTTCTGATTGGTTTTTGTTATTCTTCGATTTTGGCATGTTATCGAACTGCTGTCCTCGCAAGATGCTTGATTTCAAGCTGATAATTTCCTGGTGCTTCGACTTCGCTTTGATATCGATATACTGTAAAGCTTTTAATCGTTGTTTGATATTGATCGTCAATCGCTCACCTCCAAAAGACCCTTGTTTTCGTAGATGTTGCCGACGATTTCAAACGGATACGCATTATCTTCTACCAATTTAGCCAAGAGATCCTTTTCATTGTATTTTTTCGACTCAAATATAAATAAAGCGTGTTTTTCATCCCAAAGCACATTCACATTTACCACTTCTTCATCGGTTCCAACTGCTAGGATATCCCCCCTCAAAAATCTCCTTGCCATTTCTGTCAAAAGCCCTGTCGATTGCATGATAATTACGTTATCAAAATCAACAAATCTTACTCTGTTGTCATCTATGTAGTGTATTTTCTTATTGTCGCAATAAATCCCATTGACAACATGTAATTTTGATGTCGTTTTATCCCACGCCCTAAATTTTGGTATCATCTTGCACCTCCTATGAAATTATTAACAATATTTTGCTGTTCAGTATCGATTATTTTATTTCTATAATTCAATATCGGAGCCATAACATCATTTGTCAATGCAGGCTTCAAAATGATTTCATTTGTTTCCAAAAATCTTTTACCGTTGATTTTGATTTTGATGTCATAACCGTTAGCGATATGTTCAAGGTCATCTTTAGACAGGGAGATTTCAAATTTACTCATTCTTCCACCTCCTCAATCTCAATACCCGGACAATCAAACACCCAACCGAATCCAGCTTCTTCAAGTTGTTTTTGGGTAAAGTTTGTAGCTAGTCCACCCATAGAGAAGAATAGTTTCTTATCCCCAGCATTATAATATAGCGGTTGTTTAGTCTCTTTCATCACTACTGTATACCGCTTCTCTTTCTCGACCTCGTAGCCGAATTGATGCATATTGACGAGAATTTCGATAAAGTTATCTGTATTCGACATCCAGTCAAAGAGAGTATCGTCAGTTGTCGATTTTACCCAATTCGCACAAAGATATGCAATGTTTTTATATAAATTATCTTTGTTTATCTGATACCAAACCGATACAACCGGCGGTACTACTGGTTTTTCGGGTTCGTCTAGTTGTTCTAAATCTTGTAAAAAGATTTGGCGCGCTAGCTCTGCTCCTTCAGCATCCCATACACCCTCAAGTTTTTTATACTTCTCAATCAATCGCTGTACTTTCATCTTCCAATTCCTCCTGCTTGTTTCTCAAGCCAGTTAAAGAGCAGGCCGAACTGCTCCGTCACCAGCTCATCATCATTGTATTGTTTACAAATTTCGCTAATTGACGACACTGCCCACAGCCAATAGGCATCCGAACCAAAACCAACCTCTTGGCTCTTCTGATTGCTACGCGCCATCCACTCTGGAATGACTTTGCTAAAGAAATCAATATAATTGATTTTCATGGCAATTCCTCAATCTTGATATAGATCCC